AAACAACCAGTGTGCTGGTAGTCAGTAGCAGCAGGGCTAAATACGATAGCACCGCCGTCACCAAAACCAGTACCAGCTACGTGGAGGTCGTTGTCAACCTGCACAGCCAAAGAGTAACCAGCGTCTTCAGTGTAGAACTGACGCAAAGATCCAAGTGCTTGAACCTCTACAATGTCCTCAATCAAACGCGAGTATTCAAAGTGACGGTTAATAGTAACTGTCAACTCTGACTCAGTGTTAGCAATGATTGTTACCGCAGTGTCAGCCGCTTTAGCATTGGCATCGCCGCGAGTAGGCTTAGGAATGTGAATAACGTCACCCTTCTTGCCATTCATAGCGATACGCTTGACAAGGGGAGCCATCTTCAAATTCTTTTGATAAGCAGCAATGATTTCATCTGACCAGATTTCTGGTACAAAAGTTGCCGCTTCCGTTAGCGCGGTATTACCACCCGAGCCAGGATATGTTGCAGTAGCCATAATAGTTCTCCGTTAGACTATTTTACTCGACCCTCCGCGTATGCTCTTAAAATCTCATCCGATAAAGATGCATAACGATCAGGGTCAGTTTTCATAAGTTTAATAATGTCAGCACGACGATAAACTTTTTTCCTTGATCCCTCAGCTGAACCACGGGCAGTTCCTGTTGCCGCAGACTTCACTGCATTCTTACGATTTGCGCGCTCTGCTTTGGCTGTGTCTTGAACAATACTGCTACGTTCCTTCCACAACGAAAACAATTCATCCGCAGCATCGTAGTCATACTGCTGGTCGGCTTGAACAAACAACTTCGTTCTAACCTTTGATCCCTTAATCCAATCGGCAAACTTAGGGTCTTCCAAAAAACGATCCATATCTGGATGATTAGATCGTAACTGAGCAAGAGTGGCCTGTTGTTGGTACTGCTTAGTGTACGTTTCTGCCTGTTTAATTTTGGGATGATTATCTATAGCCCGATTTACAGCACTTTGAGGATCAACAAAAAAATCAACGTCACCGTTGTTATCTTCCTGCTGTGTTTGAGGTGCTTGTTTTTCATCGAGTTCTGTCTGGATGTAGTTATCAACTAACCTCCTAAGATCGCCTACTTCCGTACTCTGCTTGCCTGAAAACTTCTCAAGCTCTTGGTTCATCTGTACAAGTTCTCCTACAGACTTACCACGGTACTTTTCTGGAATATCAGACTCTTCAGGTGTGTCCTCTACAGGAACCTCAAGGGTCTCTTCAGCTACCTCAGAAGTTTGTGTTTCTTCTGCATCTTGACGCTCATCAATAATTGTCGCTCTTGACATCATTTAAACTCATTCCGCCTAAAGGTTATGGAATTAACGGGACTGACTCTCCTCTCGTTGAGCTTCCCGTCCTCGTCGTCCCGCTTCTTCGTGTTCTCGTACCCACTTCATGTGTCTGCCAGGGAAATCCCCAGAAGACCCATCCAGCACGAAATTCGACGCTGAGACAATTTTCGTAGCAATGGCACCACATTTGCACCTACTCGTCGTGGTTCCGCCTTCTACAAACTCTTCAAATATATGACCGTTTTCGCAACGAAAGTCAAATACCTTATACATCTTGCTTCTGCAATTCGTCAAAGTTGTTGTTTACAGTAGACTCAAGGTTCAGCATATAAGCCAAAACATTAAGCTGCCCCTTGCGGGTATATAAATCATTCCCGTCTTTTGTAGCTTCGACGCTGTTTATTGCCGCAGCATTCTGTGTAAGTTCTTCGATTAACTGTTTCCAACCATCGTTGCCAAACAGGTCAAAATACTTGTTGTAATACTCTTCTACTTCTTTTTCCATTGAGGCCATAAGGTTATCTCTTAGTTAAGTTTTCTTTTTGCGCCTCTTTCCAGAGGCAGTTACATCATGCTTGATCTTAGCAGGTCCGGTTTTCTTGGACTTAGATCTCGCTTTCTCAGCGGCAGTCATTTTGGCTGCTACCTTCTTAGGGCGACAAGAAGGATAAGGTCGTTTGGATTTCTTTGCAGACCTTCTGCCGCAAGGCTTTCCGGTCTTTACGTCAATCCACTCTTCCTTAAACCACTTGGTTAAACCCTTTTTAGGCTTAGGCATAAGTGCCGCCGCGCTTTTTGTATTCCTTTACAAGCCATGCATTGGCATAGGCGCTAGGGTATACATCAAACTTCTTTTTAGCCGCAGTCTTAACCCTAGAGTAAAGAGCCTTATTTTTTACATTACTCGGTATAGAGCCTTTCTTTTTAGTAGCCACTAGAAAGCCTCATAGTTTTTTTCTTTGACTTCTTCTTATTTTTACTTTTTGCTTTTGGCTTTTTTGCGTACTTTCCTGGCATCAGCTCTCTCCTTGGCTTTCTTAGACAAGTCCTTGTAATGAAATAACTTTACAGAGGCTTTGCCGTGAGATTTACCAGAGTGCAGTGTGCCATCTGGCATCTTGTGAGTTCCCCCTGTATGAAGGGTTCCGTCACGTTTGTAGTGCTTCATTCCTGCGGCCATGTTACTTAGTCCTTTATGTGCTTATGAAGGTCATACTGACGTTTGCAGGCATGACATGCACCACAGGCAATAAAACCTTCAGGTGATTCTTCGGGCTTTCTACACGACCAATACGATTTACGCAACTCTTTTGGCATAGCATAGTAAACGCCAAGGCTCCGCTCCAACGGAGCTTTGCTCATATAGTCAAAAGGCGTAGCCCATACAGGCTTAATCGATTTATTTGTAAACAACGCATTAAAAACACCGTAAGCCTCTGCACTTTCCTCTTTGCTCATGTTGTAGTCGCCAGTAAATACAGCAGCCACAGGCTCAACCATTGTTGATACAAGACGCCCAGCCTGAAACAAAGCCAGCGTCATATCACGCCCCCCAGGATATTTCCCTTTGTACGAATACAAGCAAGATGAAAACTCAAACTCTCTTTGGTTTTTCTTAAGCCAGTTAACGCTTTCATAAATAGCTTTAGCTTCCGCTTTAAATCTACCTTCTGAGTTATCAAGGTGAATTGAGTGAAGGTGTACATCATGCTGGGTATGCTCTAACAAGCTCCAAGCTAGAGAAATGCTATCCATTCCTCCAGAGTACATGACAATAACCTTGTCTTTTTTTCTCCCTAATAACCTATGATACTTAAAAGCTATATCAATAGATTCTTTCGTTTTAAATTTATACTGCTTTTCTAAATCCATTTCCACCCCTTGATTGATTGCTACCACTTCTTACATGACCAATACCTTGCTGATAATTTATCTGGCGGGCTTGTATCGCACTTGTGCCTAGCCCTAAAAGATTTTCTGCGAGCAGGCTGATCTTTTTTAATGGTCATCTTTTGATCGCCAAAACGAATCAGCTTGGTCTTATCACCTTTTTTTGCAACCACTACAAACTTTTTAGTTGGATGCTTCGGCGTTCTCTTCGGCTTGTTGTACCCGCTTACCCCTGCCCGCTCCAGCTTTGGGTCTTTTTTCTTTGTCATTGAATTTGTTCTCCAATGTTTCCAATCGGGCTGTCAGGCGCTCCACCTGTAAGGTCTGGTCCTTGAATGCTTCGTTGATCTGGCTGAGCAGGTTGTTGATTTCCGTTTGTGTCATTAGCATTTTTTGATTTTCCCTCCACTTCGCGTTCTTTCAAAAGCCTATCAGCTACCTTGAGTCTGCGATCAAACTCTTTATCGTCAGCATCTCCTACCTGAAGATTCTTGGTAACTGCTTGAATTCTGTCAATCTCAAGCTCTTGAGGCGCAATCTGGGCTTCAACAGCAAGTTTCGCGGCTCTCGCTTGCGACTCTGCTGCCTGACCATTTAATGCATTGGTTTGACTTTGCTGTAACTCCATTTGCGATTGCTGAGCCATCATTGCCATCTGCTGTGCTTGCGGATTTGGCTGAGAAGCCTGCTGCATAGTAGCAATTAATTCTTCTCTGTTACTAAGATTCATGTTGTCGATAATGCTTTGAATCAACACGGGGTACAAAGGACTGTCTTGCTTCATTGTCTGCAACAGTTGAACCAGTTGAGTTACCTCATACTCCCTAGCAATAATGCCAAGCGTGCTGGTTGCTACAAACTTGTAGTCAGCTACGGGGTATTCTTCTGGATCAAACTGCATATACCTGTGAGCCGCTTTAGTTACAAACGGTAACAAGAACGACTGTTGAAAATTTATAAGGGTGCGCTTATGTCTCTTAATAATTGCACCGAGAGACATAGATATCCCAGCAGCAGTAGCTTCACCATTGACCTGTCCAGCGATCCCTGCCGAGTCCACAGCGCCTGTCGCTTGTTGTACCATTTGCTGAAGGCTTGCAGCTTGAGCAAAAGTAATTTGCCCCACTTGCCCAAAGTTAAATGGCTGTAGTACTTCACGCGGATCTCCATTAGTCAAAATCATCTTGCCCGGTCTGACCTCCGGTTTGGAACCTCGGGGCAATCGGGTTGCATCAATAGCGAGCATGGGGTGGATTGTAAGACTAAGCGCGTCAATCCTTGCGCGTAGCTCTGTATCCAGTGCTTTTTGGCTGTTATAGCCTTTTTCACAAACGCCACGACCCCAGAATCGCCCTGGCACTACGTCCCAAGGGAACGCAACAACAGGTCGATCGACCATCATGTACGGGTTTTTTGTGGCTTTAAGCAATGTGCCGCCGTTTGCAATAACAACAACAGCTTCAACATATTTTGAGTCTTCTTCTACTTCAACATCTTCAGACTCAAGAAGCTCTTTAGGCACCAAGCCATAATACTTTGTAATCCGAACTTTGTCATCATTGTATACGGTAAGGTCTTGGTCTGGCTCAAGCTCAGTATCTGGCGCTGCCGACTCAATCATCCCTTCGTTGTAGCTACCCTGCTCCTGTAAAATCTCTACAGTGTGCTTGCTAACAAACTCATCAATAGCTACTCCGTATGCCTCTTCAACAGAGGTAGCAACAGGATCAATTAAAAAGTTTTGCGGCAAAACGGGCTTTAGCTTTACAACAACACGATCTTTAATGTTTACGCCAACCGCTTGAAGATCCCCGTCCATAATAGGTTCGGCTGCTGGAGCCATTTCTTTAATTTCTTCAATAACCACCTCGCCAATGCCCGTCCCAAAGACAGCGGCATTAATAAGGCACTCGGCAACTGCTTTCCGAACCTTGCAGGTTTCAAAGTCCTCGCCCAGTTTCTTGCGTAAATACAAAATATCTTGCTTGTCGCCATCAACAACGTCATCTGCAATATCAAACCACTTGCCTCGACCAAATGTAGCCTCTTCAAGCTCTGCAACATTTGACTCTACAGCCTGCTGTAACGCAGGAGAGATAATTCTAGAACGCTCAGACGCTCTTTGAGAGTCATCAGGATCCCATTGACCTCTCCATAGCCTATAGTATTCATCGAATCTTTCTTCATAGTTTGACTCATAGTAATCTCGCCAATCGTCACACTTTGCCATAACCCAACCAGCAAGGGATTGCTCAACCATTAAAGGGTCGGGTTCGTAAATTTCGTCTGCCATGATCTTTTCCTATTAATATCCAGCTACAACGTCCAGAATTTCGTGGTCATCAATTTCATACTCGTAATCGTATGCGACCTGCGCCAACTGATCTATATACGCTAAAGCGTCAACTAAATCATCGTGCGTTAAAGCATCAGGAAACTGAAACAGCTGGTCAAGGAACCGCGTATTCCACGCACCCTTGTTTAAAGTAACATAACCGTTTTCAAATCGCCCCTGCAATGCCCACATAACGCGGTCAGTTTTCTTTTTATTTCCATGAGTAAGCTCTTCAACACGAAAAAACAACCCATACCGCTTCATTAAGTCTGTTAGCGGGGACATTACTGCTTGCTTTGCAATCCCCTTTTCTATTCCTACGCTCACAGGCCGATAATCACGCACAGCTTGGAAGATTTTCATAGCAGTTTCGTTTAAGTCCCACCTGCCGTGAATGATGTTTTCCACAAACCAGCCATCAGGACTAACTTTTGTGACTGCAATCGCTGTTTCGTCCAAACTAGTATTCTTTGTGCGCTTTTTATTTACTTCCTCAAAGCCAGCAAGGTCAATGGCAATATAATAATCACCTTCTATGCTGTCCTCGCCAACACGAACCCAATCCTCTTTGAACATTTCAGAGCCTCTAGCCTCAAACGAAGCCATAAACTCCTGCCGAAACGCATAACTAGACATAGACTTCTTTGCCATGTCGATCTCAGAGGGGTCAAGAATCGGATTGTCATAGCTAGTAAAGTGCCAGCCCTTGTACGTTTCATCTTCTCCAAGCTCAGCGTACTTGTATAGCTCGTAAAAGTGGTTACGCCCCATAGGAGTACCAATAAACAGAGCCTCTCCCTTTTGGTCAGCCAGTGCTGGACGGAGGATTTGCTCCCATACGTCAGGCTTCATGTCTGCGTACTCGTCCATCACAAGAAACTTCAAGGACACACCACGCATTGTCTCTGGCCTATCGGCTCCCTTGAGACTAATTGTGGCCCCGTTGACCAGCTTGATTTGCAGGTTATTAATATGCGAACCCGCAATCACAGGGTGTCCTAGCTCCAGCAAGGTTTGCCACATAATATCTCTGGCCTGCCCCTGCGTGGGCGCAACGTAAAAAACATGGCCCTTATCTGCTTGAAGGCCGTTAATAATCAATAACCATGCAGCAAGCCTGGACTTCCCTGTCCGTCTTCCAGCAGCGACTACCTTGAACCTCGCGGAATCAGAGTAGACATCCTGCTGCCAAGGCAACAGCTGAACATTTAAATCAGCCAAGGCTAGTTACAGGTCACTACGATCTTGTTGTTTGAATCGGTGGTGATTGTACAGCCGTTGTTTTTCAGTATGTCTTGCATAATTACATCGCTCTTATTGAGGTAAGAAAGCCAATCTTCGTTAGTTTGATGGATGCCCATCATCCCTTGAATGCCTACGTTCTCAACTGAGTCAATAGCAGTTGTGCCTAGGGTAACCAGGTTGGTCATTCCAGCAATCCCTACGGCACTGGTTGCGTTAATGCCAGTGGTGGCGATAGTGGTATTGGCATCAAAGCCTGCTTCACCCATATCAACAATGTTATCCATGCCTGTAACACCAAGCGTTACCATGCCATCAATAAACGGGGTGTAATCCACATTGCCCAAGGCGGTAAAGCCAGAGCTTGAAATGTCACTAAAGCTCCCATATAGGGCTTGTTGAGTTTCAGCGTCAGCTTTTACTTGGGCTAGGTCCACCTTAGCGTTATATCTTGCCATCGTCTTGGCTGAATCCGCCTGCATCCACATCATTCCAAGTGAAGTAACCGGACTAGCCAGCACAGACGCCCACTGCAAAGCAGTAGACTGCTGAGGCATCGGCTGAATTGTGGGGGTCTGTGACAAGGCTAACGCCATCACAGCCGCACTAGCAGCCTGACCATCTCCCGATGCAGCAATAGCAGATAAGGCGTTGAACTTAGCTTGAGTTGCCTGAGAACTAGCCTCTGCTGCTTTCTGCACTGCCTCGTAATACTGAGAAGTGTTAGAAGCACAGCCAGTAAGCAATAATAAAGTGAGTACCGCCGTGATAGTTTTCATAAATCACCCCTTTAGGCTTTTAGTACGTCCAAAGTACGGGAACTGCATTGCGAATATCTAGATGAACAAATGCCGAATCTACACCGATCCCCGTAAATCCCTGTTGAAAAGCGTAGTTAATTAGTATGTATCTGTTGGACGCACTATCCACTGCAATATCTGCGGCGATGCCTTGGGCGTGAGTGCCAGGAGCGTCTTTTGCAGCTTCGATAGGGTGATCGTAGCTTCTATACCCGCTTGTAATCACAAACGGAAACCCACACATCTCCCTAAGCTCGTCTAGCTGCTCCAAAAACTCAGGGTCCATCTTATTTTCCCCTGTGTACTGGCAGTCAAACTCGGATCTAGCGAAAAATTTCATGCACAAACTGGTCAATACTATCCTTGATCGCTCGGATCTTGGATCGCAACAACTGCATCTTCTTCTTGAGCTTCCGCGTGATCTCCATGCGTAATAGACGCACCTCCAACCCCAGTGATATTAATCTGTATCGCACTTCGTCCCCCATCTTTAACAATGTCTTTCTCAAATGCCGCTACTGGCAGGATTCTATCCATTACCAGCTTCCATGCTGCGGCCTGATTCCTGTGGTCATGGTCTAACGCAGCCTCAAATATGGTATCCATCACCTTTTTTGAGCGCGGAGAGGCCAGCATACGGGACTTATACTCGTTAATTATCGCCGCGTCACCCTTTGGGCGACCAACTTTCTTTCGCCCTCCAGCTGAATTGGCGGCAAGATCCTTTTTGGATGGCCTGCCAGAGCCTTGAGTACGCTGATTATCCATGCTTTCCCATCATAATGATTGAATACCCGTCCATTTTCCCTACTTCTTCTGGGGTTTTTTTTGGGTCGTGCATAGTCTGGTAGCCAGCCTTCCGCATTTTATTGATCTGGTCTTTAGATTTCTCGCACATTGAATGGTAATCAATGGACGTATACTCAACTGTATGGCCTTTGTCTTCCATCTTGGACTCCTTAAAAACTAAACGGGCTTATTACGCCCGCCTTACCCCCCCTATCCTATAGATAAATCCATAGAAATACAAATATCTCTCCGATATTACTTTTTCTTCTAACAGATCCGCCTCTTAACCATTATCTATAACACATTCCTTCTTTTCAATTTCCGCTTTTTTTGTATCTGGGTGGGAACTCTATATATTACCGACGTTGCTTTCCCCCTCCCCCAGTGTCAATTGTCCCACCGTTCATACTGAAGAGTAGTAAGACTCTTGTGTAGCTGAGTACATTGATACAGGTGGTTGTAGATAGGCAAGTGTGTGAGTCAGAGAAGG